TATTAATATTGGACTTTTAGAAGATCCTAATAATCTTGGAACTCTAATTGGTCCTAATACTACTACAAACTATGACGCAGGTGTGATTTTAAATTATTATAATGTGGGTCTTAACACATCTAAGAAAGCATCTGTTTTCTGGGATAATTCTGTAGGAAGAGTTGCTATCGCAACTGATGTAACAGAATCTAATCCAAATATATTAACTGTAAATGGATATTCTGAATTAGAATCTAAAGGTTTAGTTATAAATTCTACTTCTGGTGTAAGAAGGTTGCTAGAAGATGATGGAACATACCTACAACTGAAGAGAGTGGTGATCGACGCGGGCACTTATTAAACTGTCCACTTCGACCTTCAAGGTCGCTCAGATCTAGTAGAATACATGCAGTTGCACATGGTAAATGCATGTACTCAAGGTCTGAGCGACTTCTTTTTGTGTCTTCATTCATTTGGTTTATCCACTGGTTATGCGCTCTTACATCGAAATTACTGGTCATCGTGCTCGCAAAAAGCACTGTCTCAATGTCATTGATTGGTTTCTAAAGAAGTATCTTCCTAGACACCAATTAGATATTACAGTTCATCATCGTGGTCTTTTACGCGATGGTGGATATGGATTTTGCACAGTTCAAGACTGTGATTCTAGACCAAGGGCATTCCTCATAGAGATACATAATTATCTCACAGTTGAGGATTATTTGCAAACAATTCTCCATGAAATGTGGCATGTTCAACAACATGTTCGCGGATATCTCCGAGATAAGGGTTCTATGACACTTTGGAAGGGTGTCGATTACTCTGAGGTAGATTACGATGACCTTCCTTGGGAAAAGGAGGCATTTAAAATGGAAAAAGAACTTTTCCAAAATTACTTGACAGACCACCCCCAAACCCTTTAGAATCTGCTTTGTCAGGTTTGAACAAACAACTTTAAGAACTCATGAAAACCAAGTTTATTTGCGTTAGCCCTCTTTCATTTAAAGCAAAAGTTAAATTTTCTGATCTTATGGATCAGTTTCATTCTTGCAGAGTTATTATGGAAAAAGATAATAAAGTTTTCTTAGAATCTCTGAATAAATCATATCAATTTTGGATGAATCTTAATGATGATCATGATTGGAAGGTTGTAAAGTAAGGCAAAATCCCTTATAATAAATAAAAACACTGACTTAATTATTAAAAAATGCTTCCTCATAGTAAATATTTCGACATTGGACTCAATGGAGATAGTAAAGACTATTTAATTCCTCTTTATTCAGTTCCTTTATTACATCTTAAGGTAAAAAATTGGGAAGAAAAAAAGAAATACTTTTGGGATATGTATGAGAATAGAATATCCGATTCAAAAGTATTTAAGAAAAGTGGTAGGTCTAGTTTTGATGTAGAAACAGATTACCATGCTAATTTTGATTCTCAGAAGCATCAAGATTTATCAGAACTTATAGACAATGTATTAAGTGAAGAACTAGATGTAATTTCTTCTGTATATGATTCTGGAATTTCACTTGAAAATTCTTGGTTTGAAAGAAGTACAAAAGGAAAATTTCACTCTACACATAATCATGGAATTAGAGGATTGAGTGCTGTTTTGTTTATGAAATTTGATCCTAAGCATCACACACCTACAGTATTTTTAAATCCTCTTGATTCAGACTGTCCAATATCTCCACATAACGAAATGCCTCCTGGAATCAGAGAAGGATCTCTGATTGTTTTTCCAGCATTTTTATATCACTATACTAATCCATGTGAAACAGATGAGGAAAGAATAATTTTATCTTTCAATATGCAATTTTATGAACCAGAAGGTGACTGTGAGGTTTCTTTTGATAGTGGGATTTTACCTGAATATATTTTAGGGTCAGAAGATGTCTAAACTATATGCACAAGTTATAAAAAATTTTTTATTTGAAGATGAAATACATGCATTAAATAATTGGACTCTTAATAATTGGCAAAATCATTATTTTGACGATGCATGTATGGATTCAAATAATCCTGGTACTAGATTTACTACTAGGATGAATAATGAATTAGTGGTAAAAGAAACTGGAATAGTTATAAATTATCCAAAAGAATGTTATAATATACAGGAAAGAATAAAACAATTTTTTAATTTATATGATTACCATCATCCTCCATCTTTTTATGATGGTATTGTAAATGGTATAGGATTTTCTCCTGGTTTAATTGAAGAACATATTGATCCAGTTTATATTAAAGGTACAAATACACTTCATTGCAATGTTATAACTAAAAATTGTATTTCTGGAGGAATTACAATTATTGAGGGAAATCAATTTCCTGTTGATGAAGGTGATCTTTTAATGTATATTGTATCAAAACATAAGCATAAAGTAACCAATATTGTTGGGGATGTAAATAGAATATTATGGGTTTTTGGTTTTTGTATTGATGATGAAAAATTAGAGGAAATTTTTAATTGATATGCAAGTAGATACTGAAAGGGAATGGATATTTGAATTGAATGATTTTTCAAATATGAAAGTTCTTGACTTTGAAAATGGTACTCAACTTTATTACATGGATAATTTTTATAAGTATCCAGATCTTGTTTTAAATTATCTTAACAGTAAAGAACCTCCTCTTTGGAAATATGGTCCAGATTGGGATCCTTACAAAACATCTAAAAATACAAAAGATTTTGAAGATCGTAGGCATCAAATTGATCATATTGGGATGGAAAAAATATATAAAAAATTATCTAAATTATGTGGTCAATCTCCATCAAGTTATACTGAAATAGTTACTAACTACACTAGATTCTCTAAATGTAAAAATAATAATTATATTGATAATTATTGGTGGCCTCACCATGATACTGGATATAATGGTATTTGTTATTTTAATGATTACGATGGAGAAGAATATGATGGAACTTATATTTACCGACCAAAATATGAAGATATGGTAAAAATGCACCAAAAACCAGAGCATGAAGATCCATGGACTCCTAAATCTAATTGGGATGTATTATTAAAAATAAAAGCAAAATATAATAGATTTGTTATGTTTGATGGATTTGAATTTTGGCATGGTATGTATCTAGATGGTACAAAATGGTTTGCAGATAACTATAAAGACGCTGATTATAGAATAAATCAAGTATTTTTCTTTACAGATAAAAGATCTGAATTTTATACAGGATAATAAAATGAATCATTCTCACAATAAAAAAATAGATATACCATTTGCTCCAAAATATAAAGAAATACCAGTATTAGATACTAATTTTGATATTATTTTTCCAACTTTTTTTGCTTCTTTTAAGTTGGATATTGATAATGATAAAATCCTTCAGGAGTGTTATGAATTAAAAACCCAAGATCCAAAAGGAGTTAAAAAATCTAACATTGGAGGATGGCAAAGTCAGATATATTCTTTGTTTGATATTAGAAAAGATTTAACACCAAATATTCAAACTTTAGCATTTAATGCAGTACTTGCAGCAAATGATGTATGCCAAGAGCATGATCTTAATGTATTCTTTGAAGAGAATGGATGTCAATGGTGGATTAATATAAATGATGAAATTTGTTATAACGCAGTTCATTCTCATCCTGGGTGTCAAATAATAGCATTGTATTATCCTAAAGTTTCATCTAATGGAGATCAAGGAAATTTATCTATTCTTAGACAAGATGGATCTCAACATTGTGGGTTATATGAACATAAATTTGAATACACGCAATATGATTTGAATGCAGAAGTTGGAACATTATACTTACTCCCATCTCATGTACTACATTTTGTAACTCCAAATCGCACTAATTCTGAAAGAGTATCTATTGCTTTTAATTTATCGAGTGAACAATTCGCTTAAGCATAAATAACTAGAAGGTTTGTACTGAATATGTCAATTCTAAATGTATCTGGAATTCAATTTTCTGATTCTACATCTTTATTTTCAAAGTACGGCATTATTCCCCAAAATAGCGTTGCCGTATTTTATCAGGCAGCAGCACCGACAGGTTGGACAAAACTAACATCTCATAATGATAAAGCATTAAGAGTTGTTAGTGGAACTGGTGGAGGATTCGGTTATGGTGGTGTATCTGGAGCAGGTGGAATAAGTTTTACAACAGCATTTCCATCTTTAACAAAAAGTATTAGCGGTAGTGTAACCGCTGCTGGTACTGTTGGAGATACTACTTTAACAACACAACAGATACCATCACACTCACATGCTGCAGGATCATCTGTTACTGTAAGTCCTGGATCTCCCGGTGTTTCTGGTAGACTTGTTAATACGGCTGCTCCTAATACTGGCAATACTGGTGGTGGACAAGCACATAGTCACCCATTTACTGGATCTGCAGCACCATTTACATCTTCACTTGATTTGAGAGTTCAATATATTGATGTAATTATTTGTAGTTTTAACTGAGGGAGGATAATATCTAATGTCATTAATTAATTCAGATGGTATAATATTTGGAAATGGTACAGAATTAACTTCAAAATATGGAATTATTCCTAAAAATACAAAACAAGTATTTTATCAAGCATCTGCTCCAGTTGGATGGACTCAAGTAACTACAGATGAAACTGGATTAGTTAATATTAATAATACTGCTCTTAGAGTTATTTCTGGATTGACAGGAGGATCTACACTAGGACTTAATCCCTTTACTTCAACATTTCCTTCTAACCCAATTACTGTTGTATCGGATACTAATGTTGCTCTTGGAGGAACAGTTGGAGATACAACTTTAACTATAGATCAAATTCCTTCACATGCACATAGTGCTGGGGCATCATTTAATCAATTTACTGCTTCTGCCGGTTCAAGTCCTTTCCGTACACCTAGTAGAGTTCCTATTGCATATTCATTTAGATCTGCATATAGACAATTAGTTAACTTTAGAACATTAGTTAATGCTCAGCAACCTAGAGTTGTTCAACAACCAAATTATACAAGAGTTCCAGTTGATGTAAGAGTACCTTTAAATAATCAGCAACCAAGAAACTTTAGAAGACCTTATTCTTTTAGAAATAGAATACCTTATCAGCAACCAAATAATTTTCAACAACCAAGAAACTGGCAGAGACCAGTTGATTCTAGAAACCCATCTAGTTATAGGGCGACTGTAAATGTTCAAAGACCTCAAGTTTGGAGTGTTAGAGTACAGATAAGAAATCGTCAAGGTGGTAGAAACAATCGTGTTAATGCAGGAAGACAACCAATAGGATATTATACTAGAGTCTGGGGAACTGGTCAACAACCAAGAAACCGACAGTACCCTTTTACATTTAGAAGACCTTATTCTTTTAGAGTTACTACTCCTTTTAGAGTTAGTGCTCGTGCAAGGCAACCTGTCAATAATCAGCAACCAAACGCATATAGAAGACCATATGCTTTTAGACAACCTAGAGCATATCGTGTAGTTCAAAACTTTAGAACTGCAGTTAATCAAAGAGTTCCTTATACTAGTAGAGTTCCAAGTTCTTATAGACAAGTAGTAAGATATCCTGTAGTTAATAATGTAAGATATTCTCAAAGAACTTTAACACCGGGTGGATCAATTAGAGCAGCTGACAATTTAGGTCCAGAATCTGGATTAGAGGGTGGTGGATTATCTCATACTCATCCATTTGTATCATCTCCAGTACCACTTTCCGGTAATGTTGATTTAAGTCTTCAATACATTGATGTTATTATTTGCAAGTTAAATTAAATCTGCTATACTTATACATATAAACTGGTATCATTATGTTTAAATCAGAAGAAAATAGTAAGTGGTGTCCACTTATCAAAAAAGATTGTGTAGAGAAAAAATGTGCATGGTATATGCACATCCGTGGTATGGATCCAAATACAGGAAAAGATGTAGATCATTGGGGATGTGCTGTAAGTTGGATGCCTATGCTACTAATTGAAAATTCACAACAACAAAGATCTACTAGTTCTGCCGTTGAAAGTTTTCGCAATGAAATGGTTAAAGCAAACGAAAGCAATCAACAAATCCTAGATTCTGTTGCTAACATGTATCTAGATATTTGTGAAGCGCAAGGAGTTAATATCCAACTGATAGATCCAAACAGTCAAGATAAAACTTTACTAGATAATAAAGAAAATAATCTATTGCCACAAGATAAAAAGGAGTCTGAAGAATGAGAGTTACTGTTATTCCAACTGATAAAGTTATTGTTGTTGATGGAAATGGCATTACATTAGATGACTGGGATTTTGGTGATGACCATATTCATGCTATTCAATGGACACATGATTCTGGACACATTGAATTAAAAACAAATGATCCAAATATTCCGATCAATGATTTTTCTGAGATTCAAAAATATATTGATGCCTATATGAATACAATTCCTACAATAGAGGAAAAAATTTTAAAAGAACAAGAAGAAAAAAGATTACTTGCAGAAAAAGAAGAGCAAGAAAAACTTGCTTATGAAAAAGAATTAAAAGAAAGAGAAAAGCAAGTTCAAGATCTTTTAGAACAAAATAAAAAAATTCGTGAAGATAAGATGAAATTAGAAGAAGAACATTCTAATAATCTTATTCAAAAAAATCTTATTGAAGAACGCAATAGACTTGAATTAGATAGAATTAATTTTGAAAAACAAACAGAACTTCAAGAGTTAAAGAATGGAGAAACTCTTAAAGAAATTATGAAAAGAGATAGTGAACTCATTCAAAGATATGAGGGATTAATGTCTCAATTAGATGAGCAAAGAGATGTAATTAAAAAAGAGCAAGAATCTCATAGTAAAATTATTGAATTAAAAGAAGAGCAAATTGAAGAAGAAAGAAAAGAACTTCAAGCAAAGAGAGACATGTTTACTGAGCAAATGAATCTCGAAAGATCTAAATTAGATATGGAAAGAAGAAAAATTGAAGAAGATAAGTTAAATTATGAAAATCAATTAGATTATAGTAAAGATATGGTTGATGTTTTGAATAAAACAATTGAATTTGATACTTTGAGACTTCAAAAAGAAAAAGAAATTCAACAAGAATATATTGAACAACATTACAAAACTCTAAACTTAAAAGCTGAAGAATATAATTTGATGAATGAAAGATTACTACAATCTTTAAAAGAATTAAATCAAAGAAAAGATGTATTAGAAGTTGAAATTAAATCTACACAAAAAGGACTCAGTGAAGAAATTCAACAATCTGAAAAGATGTTATCAGCTGCTAGAGAATTAGAACTTGAATATATAAATTCACTAGAACAAAATAAATTATCATCAAAAAATGAAATTGAATCCTCCTTTGACTATGAAAATGTTAGTATAGAGGAACTTGAAAAAATTATTTCAGAGTTAGATCCAGAACAAGTTTATACTTCTTTAACTAGTGGAGAAATTAATGAAAATAATTTCCCAGTAGAAAAAGCAATTATTTGGTTCTCTGCTCTTAAAAAAGTAATGAATGAAAGAGATTAATTTTTAGTAATAATTATGAATTCTGACTTACTTAAAAATAATTTTAAATTAGTAAAAAATTTCATACCAAGGGAAAGAGCGATCCAAATTTATAAAGAATTTAAATTATGCGATTCTTTTTATAAATTTGGATCTGATCCTCAAGCACCAAATTCTAGTGCTGTGTACAACTATCTTCCAGCACTAGAATTATTGTGTGAAAAAACTCAAGAAGTTTCTAATATTTTAGAAGAAACCGTTCTTCCTACATATACTTACGCAAGAATTTATAGAAATAGTGATGATCTAAAAAAACACACTGATCGTGATTCTTGCGAAATATCATTAACTCTTCATTTATATGGAGATAAACCATGGCCTATTTGGATTGAAACTCCTGATGGAAAATCCAGATGTCTTGTTTTAGAACCTGGAGATGCAATGATGTACCTTGGTTGTGTTGCTCCTCATTGGAGAGATGAGTATTTTGGAAAGGATTATGCTCAATTTTTCTTACACTATGTAAGAAGTAGAGGAGTTTGTGCCCCATCATATTTCGATAAAAAAACATTTAATCGAGGTGAAAATATAAACAAATTAATTGAGGAATATAAGTCTATGGGATGGTCAAATAATTTGATTGCAAATGATTTTCAAAAAAAAGAAGATTATGTTTTTCCATACAGAAAAAATAAAGAATCTAATTATGAATTAAATGAATTAGAAAAAGATGAAGATTTTATTATTTTTGGAGAAGATACTCCTTTTGAAATTAATAAATCTCTTTTAGATATCAAAAGTGAAAATAAATCTACTGGTGGATCTAGCAGAACATTGAAAGATTTTATTAAAGTATTTGAAAATGCTCTTGATAGTGAGTTTTGTGATTATCTTTTAGATGAATATAGTAATGATAAATGGACTCATACTTTAACTGGTAGTGGACATGATCCAAATGCAAGGAATTGCTCAGTCATACCTATTTCTCATCAAGAATTTATTTCAAAAAATCCAGAAAAACGACAAAAAATTGACGAATATCTATTTGAAGTTATTCATCAAAGTCTAGAAAAATATGGCAAATGTTTTCCAGAATCTGATTTAGAAATTCAAGAAGATTCTGGATATGAGTTATTGCGTTATGATGAAGGGCAGTTTTATGTTCAGCATACAGATTCTTTTAAAACATCTCCAAGAGCATTAACTGTTATTATTTCTATTAATGATAATTATGAGGGTGGAGAATTTTGTTTCTTTGATAGAGAACTTTCTTACAAATTAAAAAAGGGCAGTATATTAATGTTCCCATCAAACTTTATGTATCCTCATGAAATTACAAAAGTAACAAAAGGAACTAGATATTCAATAATAACTTGGTTAGTATGAATGTTGTAAATAATAAAGATCATATAATGATAATAGATGATATTCTGACAAAAGAAGAATGTACTGAAATTATTGAAATGTATGATCTATTTGAAAGCACTGGTTATACTCGGAAAGGTCAAGAAGATTTTGGAGAATATTCTATAGGAAGAGGATCTTTAAAAAGAAATGATTTTTCTATGTGGACATGGAATTATCCTGGTCTTCGTAAGTTTATTATTAGTGCTGTTGAAAGAGGATATCGTTTATATAAACAAGAATTTTTTCAAGTAGAATCTGCAAATGTGACCTTTGCTGAAGCAAAGATACAGAGAACACCAATTCGTGGAGGATTTCATGATTGGCATTGTGAAATTGGGGATGTTTCTACAATAGAAAGGTGTTTGGTATGGATGATATATTTAAATGATATTCCAGATAATGAAGGTGAAACTGAGTTTTTATGGCAAAAAATAAGAGTTAAACCAAAAGCAGGTAGATTTGTAATGTGGCCTGCTTTTTTTACACATGTTCATAGAGGAAATCCAGTATATACACACTCAAAATATATTACTACTGGTTGGGGAACTTATACTGATCCTAATTTTGAAAAATTTTATATTAAAGATGCTCGTGGATTTTATCATGCAAATCCAGATAGACTTCCTCAAGATATAGAAGATGAAAATGATGAAGACTATAGATTTCCTTATAAAACTCCAACTTATTGACATTTTTAAATTTGATATATATAATTACCTTTTACTAATATGGCACTAGCAAAACAAGTACAAGACTCTTTAAAAGATGCGGAGTCTAATTTA